TGCGATTAGATCGGCCAACGATGTTTGTAATGATTGTATCTGATTCGAATATGCTTGTTGTGCCGCTGCTTTGTTTTGTGCGGTTGTGCTTAATATCCCAGCCGTATTTTGAGACGCATTTGTCCTCAAATTCGATGTATTTGTTGATTTTTGGGTCGCAATTTGCGATAATGCCGAACCTAAATTTGATTGGATTGTCGCCTTATTAGTTGCTGAATTTTGTACGGAATTTGCTAATGTTGTCGATGCGCTTAATCCTGTCTGTGCTGCCGCTAAGGCATTTGATTTTTGACTTTCAATTTCAGTTGCTAAAAGATCATCCAAAATTTTAGTCTTATACTCTTGAATCCCTTGACCGGATAATGTTTTGCCAGTCGCTTTCTGTTGATATTCCAATAATTTCTCAGCTTCCGCGACTTTCGACTGATAGGCCGCAGACGTTGTAACCGTTCCGTATTTTGATTCATACGCGGCCTTCTCTTCCGCTGTCATTGTACCGGCTAAATATTGTTCTTGAAGTGCCGCTCGTTCGCCCATCTGAGCATACGGCTCCAAATATTTTTTGGTTTCTTCGTCTGCGGTTTCGTATTCCGTATACGCCTTTGCGGCATAATCTTTCAATAGTTGCGATGATTCGTCCGCCCCTTTTTCAATATCAAGTAGCGATTCATTTAATCCTTTATTAATGGCATCTATAGCTGCGGTTGACCCTCCAGTTAAATATTGCATAACAGAATCTTTGCTACTAGATGCTTCGGCCAACGCTTTTGCATATCCAGCCGTTAAAGTATCCCGTTGAATGATCCCCGAATCAACGTAGGTTTTAATCATATTTGATTCTAACGAATCTAGTCCTGAATTTTGGAGTTCATTGTATTTTTTAAGCGTTGCAATTGCGCCGTCAGCTGATGCGTTTAATGTTGCGATAACCTCCGCTTCCCCACTTGTTATAACGCCTTTTGCTTCTAAATATTTAGCCTCCATATCCGTTATAATTTCATCACTTTTTTTTTGAAGATATTCTTGGGCTTTTTCGTATGCAGCGGCTTCTTCTGTTGCGGTTTCCCTGACTGCTTCAGCAGCACGTTTTTGAGGTCCTCCTGTTAAAGCATCTACGGTTCCTCCAATTACTTTACCTATAGTATTAACTATACCTGTTGGCATTTATTTCACCTCCAATATGAATACTAAATCTGATAATTTGAATTCATTTTTTTCTAAAAATTTAGATATGTTAAATTTTGGAGAAATTTGAATATGGCATAACTTGCACTTCATACTTTTAGATATCTTTTTTATTTCGTTTAACATAACAATTAGAATTTTCCCCTGTTCACTTTTAGATAAGCTTGGGTTTGGTTGAATACCTAAATCCTGAATAATTGAAATTTTGGAATCGTAAAGACTGGTAGAAATTAATAACAAACAAATTCCAACAACCTTGCTTCCTTTTTTAACAACAAAGCCATATAAATTAGGATTAGTTAAACTTTGTTCCAATAATTTCAATATGGTTTCCGGTGAAAAAGAACAGCCAAATTTATTAAGTTCAAATTTTTGAAATGATTTGCTTGCTATTAAAAGAGCATCTACAAAATGTTCTTTTTTACATTTCTCTACATCGTATACCATATAACTACCTTTCCTCGTGCGCTGGTTGTTTCTGAAAAACTACTTGAATCGAATAGTCCTCCAGTTGTTCGATATAAGGTTAAAGTTTGTCCTGATAAATCAAGTTTTAAATAATCGAATCCGTTTGATCCTAAATAGACCTCGGTTACTGCATCATTCGTAACTTGCGGTAAACAACTCATTATTTTTTCCGATGATCCAATACTGCTTAAATCAACCGTTTGGCTTTCGGTACTATCCATATTCCAGGCCGGAATATCCAAAATAGCTATTTTAAGCAATTCCGAACCTGACCATCGTGAAAATATGGTTTGTAGATACGAGTGAACAGCATTAATATCCGGTAAAGCTAAAAACGTCGGTATTTTAAAAGCCACTGATACCTACCTCCTCATATACTTTTCCGATAACAATCGGGACAGCCGGAGTACCCTCAATCTGATATTTTCGTGAATAATACGATCCCATCGAATTAAGGATTACCATCGGTGAATATTGACCTTTTCGATTCAAATTAATATATCGCCAGTTGGAGTATCTCAACGTTCCGTCCATCATCATATCGATTGTTCTGAGCCTTAATTGAGGGATAGTATTACCGTCATCACCAAGCCCTTGCCCATTTTTGATAAACAGTTGCAACCGATAACTTCGTTTTTCTTTTAATGGCGCGGAATGATCTATAAATCCACTATCTTTAAAAAAATAAATTTGGTTTCCGTTATCCGTGTAAAAAAGTTCATTCATTTCCAATATCGTGTCATCAAATCGACTGCACCATAAATGTTTATTCCAGGAACGGGCATAAATATAAGATTGCCCGACAAATCTTTCACGTGTTGATGTTGCTTTATTCCAATAGGTTCTTTTAAACCAATAACCGCTGCCAATATCATAAATAAAACATTGATCTTCAGTTGGAAAGTTCGCAAATAAAAAGCTTTTTCCTAAAATCGAACATGATTCCAATCGACAATCTGAAACAGTTTCTAAATTTTGAAATGTTCGATCAAAAGATGTATCAATGGCTGTTGCCGTTTGCCCGGCTAATGAAACCAGTTTTCGTTTGTTATCAAATAAATACATCACTTCATCAATAACTGTTTGTGAATAAGCCGACATACCACCTCGCGCGGATAAAATACCCTCTAATCGACTGAATGGACTTGTGCCGTCGTTATACCAAAACTCAACCGATCGAGTTCCGATTATGACTAAAACCCGTTTTACAACATACAACGCGATAATATAGTCCGCGTCCGCTTCTGCGGTATAAACGTCTAAGGCACTCCATGTTGTGGGTGAATTCATAAAATCACAAAAACCGAATTGACCTGTTCCTGCTTTATTCGCAATTAGCCATTGATCGAAAAAAGCAACATGAGTAACTTCTGTCGGAGCGTCTCCATCTGAAATAAATTGCGCCGATCCTGCAGTTCCATCTGTATAAAGTATTTTTCCGCCATTGGCCATTACTAAATAATCGCCATTATCCGTAAATGTGACCGGTGTTCCGGCTGTTAATAAATCAGAGTTAGTTAGTTCCGTAATAACTCCGCTATCGGTACATGAAAATACTCTTCCATCAGAGACAAACACCGCAACCTGTTTATTTTCCCACCAATAACCACCATCACCACTTTTATTTGTTCCTGTTTTAGTAAATTTTGTTGTTCCTGGAAACGAACAAACATTCCCGACATCATCAAGATAGGAATCGTACATTTCAGATCCCAAGCCTTGAGTAAATCCCGAATCAACATTTTGATACGGTTTTGCATTAATAGGAATTTCTACGGTAGTTTTATATGCTGTCATACCGTAGCACTCCTTGAAATTTCTTCCCAAACAGAATCTGTGCTATTCCATATAAAAGAAATGACACAATTTTTTCCGAGTGTGATTGGTTGGCCTGAAAGCAGAACTAATCCATTCCCATTACTGAACGTTACTGTGGCCGAATCGCTTCTGCCTCTAACAATTAAAAACTCGCCGTTAACCGTTCCGGCCACAATTTGAGGATTGCTCGTTACCTCAATATTTCCGCTCAATCCCTGTATATTCATAATAGTGTGCGTTTTGGTCAATCCGGTTACATCAACGTCGGTTGTACTTGAATATGAGTATGCCACTCCGATTTTAGAAGAAGCAAACCAATCGACTAAAAAATATGATTGTCGTGATCCGCTAAAGGTTGTCGTCCCTGACCCCCTAAAAATATAGTAATTTTGAGCCTCAATGACGCCGGTAATCGTAAGCGTCTTCGCTGAAGCAACGGTTGTATATGCTCCAAATTCATATTTTAAATTTACATTTGATGGGATAGTCAGATCATTATCTATTTCCCAATTACCAGGTGATAAATAAATAGTTCGATCATTTCCGGCAGTGGCAGCAATAGCCAGTCCGATTGTCGTGTCGTTTTTATCCGTGCCATAATCTGACGCATTAATATAAAGCGTCGATAAGGAAATAATTTGATAGGTATGCAAATCCTTTGTGTCGATTATCACTCCATCAGAATCTTTTATGACGATTGAATAAGTACCGTCTGCGTATATTGCAGCAACTCCGCGCGCATCTAGCGTAACCGGATTTTCGGATTCAGTGACCTTGTCCGCATCTTCCCAAACCGTTTTTAAAGTCAATCCATCCGCTTCATAAAAATAAATAGAACCGCCGGATAATGGATTACCACTTGAATCAATAACACCTGAAACCAGAAAATCAACTTGATGTGCTTGTGTCATCCTTTGCCTCCATTAATCACTAAAAAACGGTTGAATTTGAAGATCGCCTTTTTCACTGTTCGCCCCGTTAGCCTTTATTTTAGCTTCATTCATTTGAAGTCTTATGTCGCTTAGAGGTTGCCCAAATATTCCGGCTGATGGGGCTAATTCGTAAGCTAATGCAGAAACTAAATGCAGATACCATTCCCCGAAAAAGTCTGGTGTATTTGATCCTAAATCAAAATCTTGCGGATATCGATAGACAAAACCCTCTAATAAATAGGTCGCCTTATCTGGGAATGGGTAAAGAAAAATTCTTGAAGATGATCTACGCTCGAAAAATATATCTGTTGGAATGCCGTCATTATTGCTATCTGAAATATTATAGGTTTGATATTGCTTTTGCGTGATAGGAGATAAATCGTAAATATCCGTATTGTCTCTTAACCTAAAATCTGAAATGCCAACTACGCTTGTCTGTATCGTAATATTTCCGAGTGAGGCGTATCCTGTCCCTAATACTGGTGCTGATGCAGCACTTGTGGTTAATTTTCTCCAATAGCTTAATGATTGAGCACCTGTAATCGGAATGGTATCTGCTGTTAAACTATGATTTCTTATGCACTCATAATCATAACCATCCGAACCCAAAACTTTATTTGATGCCGTTAACGGATATGAAACAAAATCCGAGTTATATAAAAGAACACCCTCACCCCGCAAATTCAATACGATCATATTGAGCAATGATGAAGCATTTCGATATTCGTCTGCGGAAGGTATTTGACCTATTCCTAAACGCCCGATTTTTCTAAGAGCTTCCTCAATAATTTGATTGCGAGTTAATGTGAAATTATATGAACCGGATGTTGTCATCTACGCATCCACCGCGCCTTGAAATTCCGGTAATGTTTTGAGATATGCATAAGCCGCTTGCACATAATCAGTGTAATAGGTTGTAATTGGTTGCGGTTCAGGATTTTCTTCAGTTGCTTCCGGTATAACCATGTATGATAACGATAATGGACTAACTAACTGTACACGTACGTAATTTCCTATTTTAGCCCCTTTTCCGTGGTCGCAAAGCTGTTCACTTCCATAAATGCCATAATCGATATCTACACCGTCTCCGTTGTGCCTGTTGACGCAGTAAATTCGAATATACGCATTCGGAATATTCACCCCTGAGATTGTTACTGTATTTATTAATGCCATTTTTTTTGCCTCCTTAAATTTAATTAATATTAATATTTAATAAATTTATTTCGTTTGCCGTAAAAGCTTTATTTTTATAAAAAATGATAGTATTTATATACCCACCAAAAAAGTAGGTTTGATCTAAAGATTTACCATAATAACTACCAATTTGAGCATCATAATTTGTATTATTTATAGTCCCTGTTTGGTCAAGCGATGTAAAAAGTGTGTTATTAGTATAAACAAAATTTTTTGCGCCATTATAAACAAAACTAGCTTTAACTTTTTGTGATGTTATAAAACCTTGGTTAGCATTAACTCTTATTCCACTACCGTTAATTGTCGTTAATTGTATATTTCCTCCAAAATATCCAGCAAAAAATGATCCATCTGTTCCATTCATATGTTTTGATAGCACCAATTGTGTAAATTGATCGGCCCTATAATCATAATAGTGATAGCAAAATATACTAAATTGTGTCATATCGTTAAAAATAGAGGATGGTGTAACCGTTAAATAATCATAATTAGTATTAATAAATTTAATTCCTATCATGCCATTAATTGAGCAAATTACTCCCGCTGTCGCAATAATAGGTTGATATACTAATGTTGGTTGAATCGCATTGTTTCCGTTTCCAGATTGGTCATACCCAATAGATACGGAAGCCGTTGAAACTCCTGCAAAACTTAATATATTCGGCGTGTCCAGTTCATTTCCGATGAAACCGATATCCTTTGTAGCACTATCTGACCACCGTTGAATCTGAATACAATATCCGTTATATGTTGGGCTAAGCTTACGCAAAGAATACGCTGCGGTTGCTCCGGGGACCAACTGCAAAATAGGGGTGTTTTCAACTGTTCTTAGATTAAAATTTCCACTGACTTTGTAATTCCCATGCAAATTGCCAGATTTAACGGAAATCGTGCCGTCGATATATAGATTTGAGGTTACCCAATTAACATAAATTCCATTTACGATTGAGGGCAAAGTGATGCTTGAAAATCGGCCTGTTAAATTGCCGTTCAGAACTTTAAAGATGTTTCCAGGTTTTGGTACAAAATTAAGCGTAGGGCTAATAACCAGATTTCCGGTTGCATAACCATACTGGCCGTTAAAAGTTACTGAGTCATAATCCGAAGCACTTCTTAAATCGATATTGGTTGTTATTAGTATGGCCCATTTGTTGGCAAAATAATTATTAATAATCAATATATTTGAAGTTGAAAGGGCTGAATTAAAATACATGATTTCCGATAGATAGCCATTCCAATAGCCGGCTCCCCAATCGGTACCGATTCTTAATTTTGAATTTGCAATAGAGACACTTCCACCAGCATTATAACTTATAGGCTGACTAGTACCATTACAATAATAAACATTTCCTGTTGTTGAGCCATTGCTTCCACCGAATCGTGTAAAAATTCTGCTGGCAAATAGCGTATTAGTATCCGAGAAATATTGCGCATAATTCCAGAAACTCACACCGGCATTACTTGTAGTGGTTCCCCTCCCTAACGTAAATCCAGCCCCACTACTTGTTGACCCAAAGCCAATAAATCGTTGCGAGGCTGATGGATTAACAACCTGTACAACATACGCCACGGTCATATCAGGATTTCCACTGATTCCGAAATTGGATGCCGTTTGTAAATACTGACCGGTTGAACTGTTAAAATAAATCGATGCCAAATTATTGAAAACCGATTGGTTATAAGAGGGTTGTTGAGATGCTGAAAGCTGCAACGGATGATTATTATTCCCGCTCTTATCAAACCAAGCGCTGACGGAGGTTGATGTGCCGCCATTGGCTGTACAGACGGAACCAATGTCGCTCGCATCCAACCACAACACCGGCGACACATCGATTGCACCCGGTGCGCTGGTTACTACAATTTGGCCTGCGCTGTACAAGTTGCTTAAATCCCACGCTAAACCGGCATTAAGCGTCGGCAGCGTAATATTCACGAACCGGCCGCTATTGATGTTCGCGCCACGAAGCACGGTAAAGCTGTTGCCGGCGGCCAACGTAATGGCATTGGGTGTCGCAATCACCAAACTGCCGGTGGGGATGCCGTAGGTGCCGTTGAGCGTGACCCAATCATACCCATCTGCCGCGACTGACCGGATATCGATGTTGGTGGTTATCGGGATGGCCCATTTGTTGGATAGGTAGTTTTCGACAGCCTGACGATTTGGGGTAGACAGTGCCGTATTATAAATAATGATTTCCGAGATATTTCCGTTTAAATGCCGTGCCGGTGATCCGCCGTTCACCCAAGCGGCAATACTGCCGGGACCGAATTGTTTATTGTTAACGCCGCCGTTGGGGAAGATAACACCATTCACCCCATTTGCATAAGTCCACGATTTATTACCATCATCTCCGACATATGAAATATAAGAGATATTGTTTTTAATAAACCCGGCTGCTGTATTGGCATCATCTCCGTTTATACGAGCTCTATTTGTATAATTAAATACACCTGCAGTCGATAAATTTAAATGGACATAACCCGATAACCAAGAGTTGGCTGCCAATAACGGATTCGCACCGGAAGCATCCGTCATTGCAGTTGCTTTAAATACAATGAATGCACCGATGGATGTATAAATGCCGACATTCGGGTATGAGATAAACTGAGTTGATCCGTTAAAGGTTAAACTGGGATATCCGTTCAGAATCGTAGTATTATAACTGGGTTGATAAGCCAGCGTATTCTGTGATGCGTTGTAATTATTTCCACTCTTATCCATCCATGCACTCACTGCATTGGCGCTGGCTGCATTGGCCGTGCTGATGGAGCCGATATCACCGGCATCCAACCACAACACCGGCGATACCGGAATACCGGCCGGTGCGCTGGTTACCACCAGTTGCCCGGCGCTATACAATTTGCTCAAATCCCAGGATAATCCTGAATTTAGGGTTGGTAATGAAATATCTGAAAACCGACCTGTGTTAGGCGTTGTGCTTAGAATATTGAAATAATCGCCCGCAACAGTTGGGTTGTAGGTTACGTTCCGTGTTATGGTAATACTGCCAGTAGCACTTCCCGAAAACTGAACGTCAACCGTCCCAGGCGTACCACTGGTTAAGAGCGTGATTGCATTCGCCTGAGCTATTCCAAAAATTAGAAATACTAAGCTGAGTAAAAATCGTTTCATTAATCTAAAATTCTAAATAGACTAAGATTATAAAATTTAATCGTTATGTTGTTTGCTGCAGTAAGATTTTCTATTTGAGTTGAAATCGTATCATTCGCATTAAGATCAATAATGCCTCCATAAGATTGGCCGCCTTTTCCACTAGCAGCCAATAATGTAAATTCGGATTCATAGTCTCCTAATGGTTTTGCTCCATTTCGTGAAATACCAACATGGATTACATCATTTACATTTCCACTTAATCCTGAAAGACGACCTAAAATAAAATAAGTACCTGTTTTTAGTACTGTTATTGTACCGTTTATGGGATTTATAGTTACATTTTTTGATACAAACCAGGGAGTGGATACTGAATTTGCAGTAACCGTATAATAAGTATCTTTAGCCGATATGATTGTTGCTGTTACATTATATGAACTTGATAAACTACCTTTAACTTTATTAGAAGCTATTATCCAAGTTGCGTTTATAGTGCCGGCAACATCCAAAGCATAATTTACATTTGAAGTCCCAATCCCAACCATCCCGCCATCTTTAACAAATACACCATAATTTGAGTTTTGGTCTTGGATTTTAACGCCATTGCTATCCAACGCCTTGATTGTCGGCGTTTGAAGCGTTGTCGGCAATGACAACGTAGATTTCACCGTGCCATTCACATCGAGCGCGACGGTAGGATTTGAAATACCAACTCCGAGATATCCGGCGGTAAGATAGCTATTCCCCGTCGCAGCAATAAACACGGTTGTATTTCCACTTGCATTCTGTAAATAAAAAACGCCGTTTTGGTTCACTGCGCCGGACTGAATGATCGGAGATACGACGGAAGATGTTGCGTTTAAGGTCGTGGCGGTGATGCTTCTTGATACTATTAAATTATTGATTGTTACTGTCTGAGAAAAATAAACACTCTTATTTACAGTCTGCGGAAAAGTTTCACTTACTCCACCACCACTTACCCCCGCAAAAATATGAATGGAATTGATTAATAAAAATATTGATAAGAATATTTTCTTCATTAATCCACCCCTTGAATGAAATTCATAATCGCCGTACCGGATGTAAATGCATTTAATGTTAATCGAATACCGGAAACAGGCGCGGAATAATTACCATCATCATCAGATGTTAATGACTGTAAATCTTCGTGATTAAACGTTTTAATATTTTGATTGTTGATTTGGAGATCGTTAAAGGTATGTTCGACTGTAAAGGTTAATGAACCGGTTGCAACATATGATGATCCGCTAACCCAAGTAGCCCCAAACCCTTTACCAATTATCGCCCAATAAGAACGCCAAGACGTGCCTATACCTGGTTGATTTGTTGATGATGCGGTGTTTGGAACAATACATTTATAGGTTGTTCCTGAATAATCCTGAACAATGCTTCCGGTTATTCTTACGCATAGTCCTACATTAAAATTCTGTTGATTTTTATCTGGAATAATCCATTTTGTAGATGCCAACCCATTTGTGCCTACTTGAATTGCGCCAGCCGTAGCGTTATCAACCGAAACATCCGTAACAGTTGCAAAATCATTTTGAGATGAAACGGAGGCTGTCGTTACGCCAGTAATCATTTCGATTAATGATTTACCATGTCGATCCGTACCGGTTACAAGGAATATTCGGGCAGCATCACTCCCAGCTGAAACAATTGAGATTCTTCTGGGAATATCCAATGTCGCAACGCTACTTGATACCAATGCGCCATTTAATGTCAAACTTCCGGCAGCACCTGGAGTTTGCGATTGACAAACTCCATCGCTATCGGCTGCCGTCATAGAAAGATATACCGTTTCTTTCATCGCAAACTCCTTAAAAATTATTTAATGATCTTAAACAATCCACTGGCTAAAATACGATATAGCAACACACCTACTTTTGATGCGCTATTCGATTTAACACCAATCACCAAATTACCAGTCGATGTTGACTTTGTGATGGCCGGTAATCCAGCAGTATAAACAACGCTTCGTGTTACCGCTGTTTCACTGCCAATCTGAACCGGAATTGCGCCAGACCAGCCATACCAATCGGTTGTACTAGTTACTCGGTTGCCGCTGGTATTCATTCCATCAATTGCCGTTACTTCAACGGTTAAAACATTCCACGTTGAATTGGTTATATTCACCGTAACCACGTTTAATGTAACACCGGCGGTAACATATGACGTATAGGGCACAATTCCAACACGATAGATGCTATCGTTGGTTGAATTTTTGATAACCTGCTCAAGATTCCATGTGACAACGAGCGGATCAATTTCAAGAACACTCGTCCCATTTGCAGTGAATTTGATGTCATTCGTAGCCGAAGAATAAAAACCGGTATTCGTCACGCTTTCCGATCCGACAATGAATGTTGGGGCTGAAGCAGATCCTTCCGTATTCAATAACCGCATTTTAGTATACTGAGTATAACCGCCAGCATCCGCAAAAAGCGGAGCGGCGATTAATACGAGACCAGCATAAACTAAAAGCAGTTTTAATGCTTTTTTCATGCTAACCTCCTTATGCTGACATTCCGTTACTATATAACGCACGTGGATCATACAACCCATGAGCTTCACGATAGCTTGCAACAAACTCCATCACTTCGTTCCGAATTACTTCGTTTGATCTAGTTCGGATACCTCTACGAATTTGGCGTACTAATCCAGGAACATTAGTCCGATAAAAATATTGGCCGGTACTGGTTAAGTAATGCCAAACCTTATATCCACCAGGAAGTTTATTTCCTCGTGCCAATGGGTTAATCGCGTTATTTCCGGTTTCCGGTTCTTTGTCTGATCCAAATAATCTTGCTGCCGCAAAATCTAAATCAGGCGGAACAACCATTTTAATCGGAAGAATTTTTTTCTTACGTCCTGCAGGATCAACCATTTTCTGAATTGCAATAAAATCAGCTTCAACTGAAGTCCGAGAAAATGACGCCGGTGTTGTTGGTCTATTTGCAAACGTGCCACCACGCGCAACAACGTGCGCAGTAGATAGATAAGCCTGACCGTCCGAGGTTGTATATGTTGAAGAATTAATTAACTGATCTGCGCCATACATTTCTTGAGTTTCGCGTGCTGCCGTTGCTAAATCAACCGCTAATTTTTTGATTAAATTATACAGATCGTCGTCAACCATTTCTTCTGTTACCTCAAAGCCACTTGAAAATTTCAAATTGACGACGCTTGTAGAATAACCTTGACCTGCGGAATCAAATGGAATATTTATTCCTTCACCAGTTTTTGTAAATAAGCCGAATCCGTATGCTTCCTGGTATGTCTCTTGAGATTTTGTAGATGTTTCTTGATCGAAAAACCAAGCTACAACCGGATCATAATTATCATAAGTTAATCCAAAATACGCTTTTAATGTCTCGGATAAACCTAAAAATTTTGGAAAATTACTACGTGTAATAATGCCTGACATTTTGTTTCAACTCCTTCCTAAATAGTGGTTGTGTCGGTATATGCGTTTTCGACAAATGCAACTAAAACTTTGACATGTTCACCCCATGCGTTATCTGCACGATCGGCTTTATCGATAATACGCACAGAATTTCCAGTTCCGATATTAGACGAATCCAATTCATAGATAGAATTTCCGGTATCCGTATTGCAATTCCCAACGGTTAAATCCGCAGTCGCATTTCGATCTGCAACTGTAACGGTAGTACCTGAATCGCACTGAACCTCGAAAATATTGTTTTTAATCGGAATACCGGCAACATATCCGGCAGTCAGAGCCGGAAGATATGAAAGCGGTTTCATGTTCGAATCATATAACGCAGCCGCAATAGCAACATTTACAACGCCGCTACCCGCAGCAGAACGGCCATAATAGCCATCACTTTTAGCATAGATTGGATCACCTTTCCCGATCGTAGTCGAATTATCAGAATAAATTTGATAAAGGATTGTTGACGCGCTTTGACTTCCATCTAAGTTACGAACATATTTAAATCCACTTGGGATATCCGTATTAGCCATGTTACACCTACCTAAGTTTCTTTATTTTTAGGAAACATTTCATTAGTCTTTTCTAATCTCGCATTGATATACATTTGCGATTGTTTCCCTGGAATAGCCTGAATTTTTTCAGCTCGGCTTTTCCTGATTTTCATAAGAGTTAGACCGTTAAAGGTAATAACTCCATCCGTACTGACTGAATCAGTTGCTTTTCTAACAATTTCAAGCAATTGTGGGTTTTCAATATCATCAAATGAAGCATAATCCCATTTAAGTAAGAGATGAGATGATAACTCTTCTTTTGATACCCATTTTGCTTGTAAACTTTTGTCTTTAAGCGATACGTCCATAAACGAATAGCTATTAAGGCAATTGTTTTCTAACGCTTCATCTAAATCGGAATCATCTTCGTCTGTTTTGACGTTTGACGTAGGTTGGTTATCAACCGTTTTTTGATCACTAAGATAGGTTTCTATCTTAGCGGCTTGGTCGTCGGTAAGTTGAAGAATTTCTGTATTACCGTCGTTATATTTTATATCATATTTTCCGTCATCACGTTTGTCAATTAAAATAATGCTTTTAATATCAATATTTACTTTAGCCATAATTAATTTTCTCCTTGAATCGCACGTAATTCGGAAATTGCTTTTTCACGGTATTCTTTTGGTAATCGAGACAACATCTCTTTAACTCTTGGATTTATACCGCTCGGAATAGATGAATTAGATGGCGAATCCGACAAGGAACGACTACCTGAAATACTCATTGTTGTGGGTCGTCCATGCTGGTCTTTAAACAAATCGATGGTACGTCGCGCGACTTCTTTTAACCTTAAATTAATATCTGTTTTATAAATCGGATTTTCTTCTTGGATTTCCTGTTCAATACGTATAGCCGTTTTTTGCATGGCTATATTAGATTCAAACCAAGTGTTTTCACGTCTAAAATTTGCCGTAGCCATATCAACAACTTCTTTCGACGGTAATGTCTGAGTTGTCGGTACTGATGCGGTTGTCTGTTTTAAGTTTAGTTGCTGAAGTTCAATATCCATTTCATTGACTACTGCGGTATCCCCGTTTTCCAATGCTTGCAATCGTTTTGCCGATAATTGATTTTTCTGGTCTGAAATTTCCTGCATCATTAATTTTTGGGTAACTTCAGCCATTTGCTGTTTTAATCGAAGTGTTTCGTTTTCAGCCCTTAAAGCTCGTTGTTCAGCCTCTTTACTCAAACGATACATTTCATTAAACCGATCTGATTTTTTCTTTTGTTTATTGGGTTCATGTTTGTCTTGAACAACATCTTGTTTTTTATCGTCAATATCATCATTATTTTTTACAGATTCAATATCGAGATCGTTATCTAATGGCTCATCATCCATCTGAATGGATGTATCAGGTTCCGAGTTTAACACTCTATCAATAGATGATATGGAATCCGTTTTTGGTTCGGGCATGTTAATTAGTTCCTTTCTTGCTTACGGTGCAGATCACATCTCCGTCTCTCATGACTAAATACTCTTTCCCTTCTCGTTTAATGGCTCGAAATGATGATGGACTGAATACAACATCATCTCCGACATTAACGCGGGTTACCGCTGCGCCTATTCTGAGAACTTTCCCTTCAAATAACTCTAACGAACCGTCTTTAGTGGGATCGCCTGGCAAACAAATTCCTGATTTTAGAATAGTTCCGTCTTTCTCGATTTTAGATACTTTTTCATCTAACTTTTGTTCGACAATAATAATGTTACCTACCGGATTAAGATCAAGCATCTTGTTGATCCTCCTCAACATCCGGTTGTATACCTAAACTTTCAAGTTCTTCGATTAAAAGTCTTAACGTCGTAAGCGATCCCTGTAACGAAAAATAAATATTTGATAAGGCTTCCTGTGATGGAATTAAGGTAATCCGGTTAAACGTCCGAAGAATATTTCCGTAAATCATATTAAATACGGCCTGCGTTCTTGGATCGCGTTTCCATTCCAGCCATTCATCATTCGTTAATTTAGGCAAAACAACGCTTCCTTTTGAATTTGATTCAATTAACGAGGCATATACATCTTTTAGTTTTATGTCTTCCATTAAGTACTTCCTTTCTGTTTTGCTTTTGTCTTTTTTGTTTCTACTTTATCATCCTGTTTTTCTTCTGCTGACGATAAAAACTCATTTAAACATCTTGACGAAAAATCAAATGCCCAATTTGAATTATCTTTTGATTCGAGCCGGATTCTAACTAAAAACAAAACAAGTAAATCGAGCATAGAAGACCGAATCGTTGGGTCTAATTCACTCAATTTTTTAGTGATATAGTTAATGGTTTCAGTATCGTTATTTAAAATATTTTTAAGTTCTTCTCTTGACTTCAGTTTTTCAATGGTATCATCAATTAAGCTCATGACATTTCCTTTCTTATTTACTTTTTTTACCTTTGCATTTTGCTAAAAAAATCTCCTTTCTATTGTTGTTGTACATTCTCAGGCTGGCTTTGAAGTTCTCGTTGTAGTTTCGTAATCTCTTGGATAGATAGTGCTTTTAAAAGATCATTTTGGCCTTGCTTATATCCTTGCTGAACCATTGACTGGACGGTATTACCCATAGAATCCATTAAGTTTTTGATGATACCGGAAGGAATTTTGATTGCCTTAAAAAATTCGGTTAAAGCGATTTTCTTTGCTTCGGGATTATTTGCTAACAGAGGCTCGGTATTTACAGTTTGCAATAACACTTGTGCTACATTAATTTTTTCTTGCTGCGAAATGATGGTCGGATCGCTTACCGGATGAACATCCAAAGGGTTATTAAAATCATCCCTGCAAATACTAAGTTGATTAATTTGATCTGGAATACTGTCGTCTTTATTAATAACAACTTCATAAAACTCCGTTTTATCTAAATACAGCATTTCGAGTAAATACATCGTTCGGAGTTCTTGAGCAAACGCGCGATGGGTTCTAATTTGGATTCCGGTAAATAGTTTTGAGCCTTGCTCAATTGCGCGTTCCGTTGCGGTTGCGGAAGTATCCGATCGGGGCATCGCTCCGGTAAACAGTTCCGTAACGGTAGTCAATTTTTCAGCCATCGCTTGAAGAAACGTGACTAAATTAATCAATACTTGTGATGGTGGCGCAAAATTTAAAGGCATAATAGCCTTGGATATATCATCTGTAATAAGATCGACTTCTTTAAACTCTGCCATTCCATAAGTTAATTTCCCTCGTGTAATTCCAGATCGTCGATTAATAAATCCGCCTCTCAGATTTGCTAAATGAGCGGCATCCGTTAATTGGTTAATTGCGGTATTTTGGACATGGGTGATGTTGTAAAGCAAATGACCGAACCCATACCCATAAATCGACGAATCGTTCGGCAAGAATGTATAAAGTGTGAAGTATGATATGGTATGATAGGAACTTGAAATTGAAATAAATTTAGGATGGATTCTTGATTCCAATCTTAGAAATGTTCTGGTTTCATAATCCACAAAAATAACGACCGGCTCCTTAATCCCATCATTATTGAAATCATAAAATGTATGTTGCTCTAAAATCAGTCTCGGTGTTGATTCGTCATTTTGTGATGGCTTTTCAAGATGATTTACTTTATCGTTTGCGATATCCGATTCGGTTTCTTCGGTTGAAGATGAATCTGACACATAATCGATTTTATCGACATTAATGAATATTTTTTGTTTTGCTTTAATTCGTAGATCGTTCAATTTCATTTTCACTTTTTGAGTTATTCGATACGCCTCTTTTAATGAAATCGTATAATAATTAACAACAATATCTTCCGGTCTTACGAATGTAGATTCAACTTTTCTTGTAATACTGTTGTAATATGCTTTTTTAAACATAAACCCTTCACGCGGCAACATCATCAACCCTTGATCCATATCCGGTATAAAATCCGATGTTTCTGGTCTAATACGATAATTCATGTATTTTTCGACCCTTGACGCTCTATCTCTATCGCTTTGATCGTCACCAATAGGAAAGCCTTTAACCGGATTCTTTTCACCAAACAATAACCCAAGCAATCGTGCTTGAGCGTTAATGCACGCTGTTAAAATGGTTGGAAGCCGAACATTAGATGCCCCCTTCCACGGTTTGGTCTTTTCTTCCGCTTGCATAGAAAATAATTCTTTGACCAACGCACGAAACGCATCTAAATCAGAAAGCGAATCTCTATCGATCTCATAGCCATCACAAACACGGTTTGCAAGTTCTTTTTGTTCATCTTCCGTTAATTGATCCGCTAAATTTGGAAAGTATCTTTGTTGTAATGGCTCAGAATAATCGATATCAACATTACCAATCGCATCTTTATTCTCAGAATTTCGATTAAAAAACGCATCAACTTCATCCATTAATTCAGGATCGGCTTGTAATACGGAATCAATATTCTGTTGTTCGGGCAAATCACTCATTCCCTGTTGCATTAATTGCGGTTTGGATAAAATAGACTGTGCTACCGGTTGCATAAATTTTCCTCCTTAATATCCCGTAACAGGATTCCTTCGCCGACCTGCCGAAACAAGATCGACTTCACGAGAATCCTCATCATCTTTATCCTCGACTGACGGAGGATAATATCGCGTGTCTAAAAGTGATAATCGATACGCATTTTCCGGCATATCATCGTCCTCTTTTGCGGGCATTCCATTCGCACCATACATCCAATTCGTCATTTGTCGGTGATAGTTCGGCATATTATTGAAATAAAATAGGGATGGCATATTGTTTTGGGCTCTCAGAAGATCATTTAGCATCATAATTCCCTGGCTTTTATCTCTTGATGCAATAAATAACGGAATTCCAAACGCTAATAATCCACATGCAACATGACCAAACACCGAATTTTCGTTGTTTGTATCAGCCTGAGCGGAAGGATCAATAATCGCCTTGTTCACTCTCAACTTGTAATTCAAAACCAACTTTACAATTTGATCCGCAAGGGTTTTAGGTGAACAGTTGACCAATAATTCAAGAAAATCGTACTTTAACCCTCTCGGATCAGTCGCACGAAATAACACATAATGTGGTTTTTGAGGATGGGTATCGATCGCAATATCTACCATCCAGTCAGAAGGTATTGTAAATGGCTCTATTCGATGTATTTTTGGATTAATACTCAGTATCAGTCCGGCTTTATATGAAGGTATGCCTTCTAAACGTGCCTTCCTTTCTTCTTCAGTCAAAGACTTAGCAAACTGATTAACGCCTTCTTGAGTTATCCCATACCCAATATTCGCTGAAATGTCGGCATTAATGTTATAAACCGACGGATCAGGCGATCCGTCCTCTAACACCGAATTTATTACATCTGTGTCTACCCACGCTTCCTTTAAAAGCGTCATCGCGAATATTTCTCTTCCTTTATAATCAACAAGTCCACGAGCGGCAGCTACTCTCACGTCACGCTTTGGCGGTTCGTCATATATAATTAAATGGTGTTTACCACCTTCCGATACACTCGAATCCTGATTATTTGACATTATCTCTATCGTCGATTTTGTATACCTGTCTTTCCAGCTATTTCTAACTCCCATATTATTTTTTGATGAATCTACAGGCCTAGACGCTGGCCATAATTCGTCAAACTTCGGTTCTATTACCTTCTTTATATGCTGCTCCCAATCTTGCCCATACCACCGTATATATATCGGTGGTTTCCAACCTAGCGCATTCCATAGCCAGCCAGTTCTTTCTTCCGACTCCCACGGATATCTACCCATTATCACTGACAAAATGCACACAAATGATGAGAACGTCTTCGATATCCGGTTTGCTCCGGTTAATGTGATAATCTTTATATTTGGGTTCGGAAAAACGTTAGAAGAAAAAAGCTCTTTCTGTATTGGATTAAATTCCCATTTACCTTGCGCACCTAAATAACCTTTTCCAGGATGATTAAAAAAGAAAAGTTTGTTGTCTATCTCATATTGCCGTATCTTCGCTTTTTCGGCTTCTATTCTCTTGATTATCGCTAATCTCTCTTGCTGTAAGTTTCGCAACTCCAAAAGCGACATATTATCCATCTGTTCTTGAGTTATTGGCATCGGTTTATTTTTTATAATAGCTATCCTGTGGATAACTTGTCAATAACTTTGTTAATAACCTATGTATAACCTGTGAATATTTTGTGGATAACTTAACTCTTTTTTAAATAAAAACATCGTATTTAAAATAAAAAATCAATGTATTGTATGGGAATTGAATTTCATCAAAAAGAAAAATACAATTAAGATGTACGTGCTTAACTGCACATCAAAAAGCAAGCCAAGCTATGTATTTCTAGTTTGGCTTTATTTTTTTATAAAAATTAGCCCATTTTGTTTTTTCGTGCCTGGAGGTAGACCGATAATAGAAAGTTCACCCACCGATACCCCCACCCACCCACCGGCGCGCGTGCCTGTGCTTGCACCCACATTACATATACAAAATAATAGGATAATGTCGCATAATGTATGTTCTGTTAAGCAAGCTACTTTCAATATTTTATTATCGTGACGCTAAAATATTGGAATAACTATTACTTTACATAATTATTTTCATCATTTTTTGGCTGATTTTCGTCGATTTTAGTCGGTTTGGACGATGCAAACTCGGCGTCTATGACACCGCTTGCTCTCAACTCCGTCTCCTTGTCGCGTATACGTCTGTCTAGCTGTGCAAGGGCGTCACTTTGACTATCAATCGCAGTTTGAGCGTGCGCAATCGTAGCTGTACTTTGTCCTGATAACAATCTTGCTTTGTCTATACAAATCGACGCCATGATTGTTAGTTGATAGGCATTCGCGACGTCAAGTTTCGCCGGCTCAAATGCACGGGTTAACGCATCTTTTGCTTTAGCAATCAACAAATCAGGCAAATTTTGCAAAATCCGGTCTTGATAATCGCGTAGTTTTGTTGTGTCGATATTGTAGAGATCGGTACACCAGCAACACACCGTATTTTCCGGTATCGCCAATGCCGTGCCGATGTGCGAGCACGTAAACCCAGCGCGATTGAGAGCAACCGCTAGTATTTTTTCGTCCGGGTGATAATTTCTGTAAGGTTTTCTCGCGCCCGATCCGCCATATTTTTGGCCTGAGCGTCGTGAGTGTCGAGCCGCTATATTTTGCGCTATTGCGTCTACGTCTAGATTGAGTTGCTCCGCGATCTCGAGCGTTTCGGCTTGCCCGATCATATTTGGCCGCGCTGGCTGGAGTTGCGTTGGTGATTTGATTATGCCCTGTTTGACATGTCCCATAAGTAATAGATTATACCAGTTTGTGCATTCAAATGCACGAGCTGGTGACCATCGTAATTATGTAGTTTCGATTTTCAATTTTGTCAATGGTCTATTTTTTTGTTTTAGTTATGATAAAAATTATATTATAAAATTTCATTGCATTAAATCGCTTGACAATAACGATAACATACATATATACTATACTATATAGTCAATATTTAATTTAACTATTAATTAGTTGTTATCAATATTGATTATAGATAGTAGATAGATAGTTTGATCATTGACAACAAAATACAACAAATCGGAGCAACGACGCCGGTTGGCCTACCTGAGACTAGCAATCGTGAGGTAGGTTTTGAGACGGGGTACGTGCCGTACGGCAAGTCAAGGCGGGCTGGAGTGAGCCCGCTGGCCGTTGGGAGTATTTTATTAATCATCCATTCGGGTGATTATCAAATATTCGAGGTGTAAAAATGAAAATAACCGAAAAAATGCTTTTAGATAATTATGTGGGTATTACAAACGGGATAGATAGTATATCAGATA